AGTGTCCGGAATTGCAGTTTTCTATTGGCGAGCCTACTTCAGCCATAATTTTTGTGCACAGGCTTGGGGCTTTGGTGCACCCACCTAGAAACATAACTTTTAACTTATCCCCTTCTCAACAAATATAGAAGGAACAAAAAGGAAATTACGCCGCAAGTTACGCCGATGGTTTGAATTGCCAATGTGAGATTAGGTCCAATCTCAAACATCACTCACTCTCCTTCAAAGCCTCTTTTGCGAGATATAAAACAAAATCGCTAATATCTGACTCTTCTTTGCTATCGCTAACAATTTTAAGACATACTTTTTTGTATCTATTTCGTTCTTTCACCAACTCATCAACCTCTTCTCGCAACCGCTCGATTTCTTGTAATGCACACTCGTAATGGCTTGGCCCGTAATCGTAACAATCGATTGAATGTGTTTTTCCTTTTGCCGCCCCGTCACGATGCTCTTGATAACGGATTCTTTGTTGCAGCTCTTCGTTTTCCTTCCGTAGCCGAACAATGTCGGCTACGGTTACATCATCAGCGTGGCGTTTGGTCATTCGGTTATTCCTATTGCCTGTTTGCGGTCAAAACAACATCTTGATCTTCTTGTGGTGCTTGTTGTGTCATCAAAGAAGTAAGATTGGCGGTAATGTTTGGCATGGTTGGCTTGATGCTATCAGCGCCCAATTGGCCGTAACCAACAATGTCGTCCCAATGGTCGTTAAAGTTTGGATTGCCGTTTAGTATACGAGCCAGCTTTACGGATAGCATCTCCAGCGCTTCTTTTTGGCTGTCCGATAATTTTGACCAATTGTTTCCACTACGAAGAATATCCTTGATACATTGGCTCAGACCCGCCGTATCTTTATAAATACCGTGGGTACGCTCCCGATCTGTCAAACTGACTTTCATTTCAAACTCCTGTTTCGTTAAAGGTGGCAAGTCGCGCTTTGTCGCTCTATCTAATATTTCTGTTAAGCTTGTTTTCGCCATTGTTTCTTACCCCGTAAAATTTTGCATACTCAAGTTCTCCCTTATCAAATAGATACCAAGCGCAGTTGTCTTTGCCGGTGTGCGGCGATCCCTCGATCCACTTCAGCCGACCCACCGCCACAATCTCCACGCAGTACGGTAAGTACGCCTTGGCTTGTTTGGTGTAGGCCCAGTCCGCGTCGAACAATAACCATGTCGGGCGGAGTTTAATGAAGTGTAAGATCAAAGGGTGTAGAACTCCGCGAGACCACGGCGGGTTGGTGATGATCAGGTCCGTGAACAGGCAATGCACTTCATTGAGCTCCAGCGCGTCAAGCATCCGGATGTCGCGCCGGTTTGGTTCAAGATCGGAAGCGTATGTACACTGATGACCGGCCATCTCAAGCATATCGACAAGACGGCCATCACCGGCACAAGGTTCCACAAAATTAACGTTGCGTTTTAACCGACCAAGCAAAATTGAGACGGCCAAACGTGGGGTCGGATAAAAGTCCAGCGGGTTCCTTTCGAACTTCGACCTTTTCCCCATTTCGTGCATCCGATCTATGATAAACAATGCGGTAGTGTTGTTTGCACCAAGAACCTTTGTCGGTTGCTGCACCGCAAAACAACGTTGTTTCTTTTTCCCCGGATACCGGATAACGGCACATACGGTTTGTCAAACTCATAAAAGGGACAACATTGTTTTGAGATATTTCTAGCTGCGGCAGCTCCCGCACGGCGGGTGCAATTTTTGAACTTCTCTTAATGTACTTGTGTTCACGCGAAGCAACCGGTTTTGACTCCAGTAACTCAAATTGGTTTGTTGTCGATGCGACACTTGAAGATATGCCCAAGCGGTGCATTTTTCCAATGATGGCGTTTCGGGTAAATTTTGACCCCATCTCAGCGGCAATCGAACGGCTTGATAAACCTTTTTTTGCCAGTTTGCGTAATTTTGCAGTGTCAAGCTCCGACCAAAAATTACTCATCAGTCAAATAACCCCAAGGCTTGAACATATACACCCAACACCGCCCGCTCATCAGGCTTCATCTTGCGGATAGAATATGCCTTGCGAAGTTCTTTAGTGAAACCCATACCTTTGGCTTCTGCCCACACATCCTTGATGTCGGAAGCAATCGCGGCTTTTTCTTCTTCCAGAACTTCGATCCGGTCGAGTAATTTCATCATATCGTTTGTGTTGATACCGTCAGTCATTTCAATCTCCCGTTGGTGTTGGCGCGGGTCGCCCCGCGCCGGTTAAATTAAGCCCCAAATAAACCGCCAGCACCAGCGCCGGTACGGGTTGCTTCAGGTGCGTCACCCTCATCTGGAACAGTTTCCATCCAAGAACTTGCGTTAACACCGCCACCGCCGCCCAACCGATCACCGTCCTTGATCTTCTGGAAGAATTGGATGCCGAAAGAAATACCATCACCGTTCTGCGCGTTGTTCCAAGCAAACGCGTTCAGCACAGCCTTGCCGTAGCAGCCTGAATAAATCTCGTCTTCAGTTGCTGGGAGGTGCTCCGACTTGTAACGAAGTGTTGGTGCGCGGATAGATTGAACGCGAAGGAAAAACACGTCGGGGCCAAAGCCGGGGTGAAGTTCGCCCGTCTTTTTGTTACGAGCCTCTTTGCCGTTACCATCCAAGAATGGTGACTTGATTAGCCCGGCCTTTGCACGCTCTAAACCCTTGTCACCCCACTGGGCGATCAAAACGTTTTTGACGGCATTATCCATTGCGCTGCGGTCAACCGACTTTTCAAAAATCAACGTGGCGCCATATTTTGGCGTTGCGCCTTCTTGCTGGGCGCGTGGCGTAAAAAGACTACCGGCAAACGAGACGCGGCAGAGCGGGGTCTTAAAATCAGGTGAACGTTCCATTTTCTCTATTTCCTTTAGATAGTTTCAAAAAAAGATTCTTTGGCTTTTGCAGCCGGACGGGTAGTTTTTTTCTCCGATACCAAATTCGTTCCGGTAATCGGGTTGTGATACATATTTTTTATTTCTTCCTTTCTCTTTGTGCCGATAATTTTTTCGATTTGCGCGGGGGACAATAATTTTTTTTGAAAAATTTGATCGTCCGTTAATTTTATTACTGATTTTAAATCAGAAATAATTTTTTCTTCATCCGCAGCCCATTTCCGATTGCCAATTTTTTCTACCAATTGGTATCCGGGAATTTGCGTTCCGTTTTCTGCAAGAGAGTGCGCCGCTGCGCGAACAGCTTTCGCCCAATCTTCCAGCATGTCTAAACCATCCAGAATGTGGGATAGTTCTTCCGGTGAGATGGCCGGTACAGAATTGGTTAACATCGGTGCTGTCTCCAGTGTGGTATCCTCGAACCAATCTTTTGCGATCTTTGGCGTGATCGACAGTGCCTCTTTGCGTCTTGCCGGGCAGATGCCTTCCGCCGGGCAGAAAGCGCAATTGCCGGTCTTAAGTGCAGCGTCGGCCCATTCATCAAACAAAGTGCGGCTGCCGTTGATCTTGTCAAAAGCTTCCAACGCGACCTGCGACCGTCCCATCGCTTTAAGTAATTCAGCCGTCCATTCAATAAGATCAGCAACGTGAAATATCTCACTGCGGATGCGACCGTCTTTATGGTATGCGCGAGGCTGGACAATCGTGACCTTGATGTAATTGATCGTGTCGGCCAATTTCTTTGTCGTATTGAGAAGTGCCATCAAAGCGTAAGTGCGGGTTTGCTTGTTCTCATTAACGTCAACGATGCTCTTGCCGTGCTTTAGATCAACGACTTCCAAGATGCCCGACGTTGGGTTGATGATTACCGCATCGCACGTACCACCCGCTTCAAACGGTGGATCAAGCTGGTCCAGCGCGTACCTTTCTTCGACAAACAATAAGCAACCAGCGGACTCAATGTTTTGTGAGACGACGTAATCAACGTAGGTCTGCGCTGAATCGACGATCTCTTCCGTGATTTCGATGTCGAACGTACCGACTTTAATAATCTCGCCCAAAAATTGATCACACTTTTTATTACCGCGTAATGCACGTTCCGATATTTCATGCGCGGCGGTCCCTTCTGCGGCGTAAATACTTTCTTTCTGTTCCGGCACCAGCGAAACCATCGCCATGCGGCCAGAGCACGTCCAATTGGCTGCCGTAGCACTGGCAGACCAACGTGCGTGGAAACGGTCAGAATGTGTGGTCATGCTTGCACCTTACGGTTGTACCAGTTGTTTTCGGTTGCATCGGTGATGGCGTCGTATGCCTTCTTGAGCGATGCAGGGTCTTTAGGGATGAGACGCAAAGACATGACCGCCGGGCCAAACGTTTTCTTCAAAATGTCCGGCCCATCAATCAAGGTATTTGCCATCTTGTCGTCCACATCGTACTTTTTGGCGTAGACCATAAGAGCATCGCGCACATCTTGCTCGGTGATCTCGTCTTCCGGCTCGTCATCAAACAAAGCCGTTGAGTTCGGTACTTGCTCAAGACCATTCACCGCGTCGTAGATTGCTTCAATAGCTTTTGCCAACGCATCTTGATCGTCTGGAATATCGGCTATAGCACGACCCAAAATAACAGGAATGTTCTTTTGCGCCGCGACAATACCAAACTTCTTGGTATATAAACCGACAGCAGTGCGAACATCGTCATGGGTTAAAACATCGCTCGCCGCTTCCACTGCTTCATCCTCTGCATCCCGATCATCTACCTCTGGGATAACAATTTCTGTCACCGGTGCTTTAGCCGCTACAGCGTCTTTAGGCTTGCGACCGCGCTTGGCCGGAACAACTTCTTCGGTCTC